TCTTAAGTCGATGTAGTGATGAAACAACAGCCTTTGTACGAGGTTCTCTTGAAGAACTTGCAGAGAGTTTAGAGACAGAACAATAATTCACTTCACGAAAGATGTGAATCATTTTTGTGAAACCACGAAAATGATATCTGAATACAGTACTAATTTGGGCTGCTACAATTTCCGATTTTTTGTAAGTTCTTTTAGTTTTTAGGCTATAAAAACATAAAACTAAATAAATCATCATGAACATTAATTACTGCGGCTACATTCAAGTAATGGCCGACTACAAGAAAAAATATATCAATCCGCTGCCTGGTATAACAAAAGAGCACGCTTTGCTTTACTCCGGTCTATTTATCAATGATCAAGTTTATAATCATCTTCTGGTATTAAAAGAAGAACTGAAAGCCGCTGGATTATTCAGGTTCTCCGCTAAACGAGAATTTCAAAAAGCAGAGCATGAAGTAGCTAAATATAATATGACAGTCATGGATATTATTAATGTCTCTCCCGGCATATTCGCTTCAGTGCTTCAGGATATGGAAGACTGCTTTATGCAAGATATTGACATTCTAAAATACTCTATTAGCCAGATCATGTTTGATCATGATATAGATGGAGTAGATAATCGGATAGCAAGCCTCGCTATCTTAATCAATATTTTTTGTCAGAGCAGTAGAGTATTGGTTAAGTTTTACAGGGAAGATGCCTATGAGATATTTGGAATATACTCGAATAAAATGGATTATCTTCTACTGCCTGTAACAGAAAGATACACTGCAGAACTGGCAGCTTCCATATCAGGTAACAGTGATATTTCAGATAACTTCCAAAGAGCAACAGAAGCTTTCAATGTATTCGTTACAAAGTTGGTTGATCCGGAAAGATTCGGGAAAATAGCAGAAAAATATAATCAAATAGCATAATCATGAGCGTAAATAAAGTAATCCTTCTCGGTCATACCGGCAAGGACCCTGATGTGAAAGATGTTGCCGGGACAAAGGTCGCCAATCTATCGCTTGCTACAACGGAGAAAGGCTATACCCTTCAAAACGGGATCCAGGTTCCAGACCGCACGGAATGGCATAGTCTTATCTTTTGGAAAGGTCTGGCCGAGGTCGTAGAAAAGTATGTCAGGAAGGGTTCTCAAATCTATATCGAGGGCAAGATCAAGACCCGGCAGTATGAGGATAGAACGGGATCAAAGCGGTATGTGACAGAAATATTTGTTGATAAGCTGGAGTTATTGGGAAGTAGACTTGCCCAGCAAGAAGCCAGTCCACAATCGAAACTCTATCAACCTGAACAATCAAGAGAAGATCTTCCATTCTAAAAAATACAAGAGGCAACGCCCCGAACCACCAGTAACGTTACCTCCCCACACGATTATTTAGTACAAATATACTATTTACTTCTAAATAATTGTGCCATGTTTTCAGAAATTGCGGAAATAAAATCAATTAGAGAGCAGAAATCAAAGTTATCGGAAAGGGAAAAAGAGCTGACAGAACCTATATTGACGGACCTTGATATGATAGGAATGTTATATCGGTGGTTCCAAGAGATTATTTCTCAAAAGGAGATATTTAGGTCAGGGAATGTTACCCAACGAAAGAAATTCATTTTTATCATCTTGTTTTTGTATTCTCCGAGTACCCTTGCCGGCGGGAAGATGAAGAACGGTCTTCGGAATAAATTAGCGGAGGTCTTAGGCGTTAGTGCGCAGACGGCCATATCCGATAACCGTAATAATCTTGTTTTTTCTTATCAGTTGTATAAGTATTTCCGGCAGGATGTGGATTGGATATATGGGGAAATGATGAAAAGGTTGAAAGCCGGAGTTTAGCTCCGGCTTATTTTATGTACACTTCTACTATTTCGTACATTCCATCACCTAATTGAGAAATAATACTTTCAGCTTCTTCTTTGGTATCAAATTGTTTAATTTCATAAACTTGGTTGATGCCATAGCCAAATGTATTTCCATACTCTCCTTTATACAAATACAAGGATTCTCTGCCAATCATAATTTTTCTGATTACAAACTTCTTTTTCATATCTATTCTCCTTTCTCTATTTTAATTTTCTTCCCACAGTGAGGGCAGGTGATAGTGCTTTCCTCTTTTTCTTCCCCTATCAATTCAGTGATAGATATATTAAGAACACCGGCTATCTTTATGAGATTATCCAAAGAAGGCGATGATTTACCTGTTACAATATTGCTGACAGCGACCTTTGAAATACCAACTTGTTCAGCGAGCCACGCAGAAGTAACATTACGCTCATTCATTATTTCTTTTATTCGTAAATCCATAAACTATACTTTATTTTGATTACTCCGCAAAGTAATGCAAACTTTATCGTATAACCTAATATTGATAAAGTTTGATTTATTAATTATTCTTAATTGATAAAGAAAACTATATCAAAAGTGTTGCCTTTAATAAAGTTTGCTTTATCTTTGCATCATCAGAAACGAAGTAATAACAAATAAAACATATACGATCATGGCAACAAAGAAGATTGATGAAAAGAATACATTGAAGTATGCAGTAGCATTCTACTTCTGTACATCAGGCAAAATAAACTTCATGTTAGGCAATAAAATGTATCAGCATATAGATACTGTTTATGACCAAAGAGAAGATGGTAGAGGTTTCAATACTTGTGAGGTCGTTTACAACTACAAGGCTCAAAAATATGAGGTTTTGAATGTAGATACAGAGATAGGCAACAAAGAGATTCAAATATTAAATGTTTAACCAGCAGGGCGAAAGCCCTGCGTAATGCAGGAGAATATGAACGTAAATGAAGTTACAGTTGGATTGAGATACAGAGTGTCAGGTGACTTGTCTAACGGTCGCTATGCAGATGGTACACCACGTATATCGCACGATGATGTAGTAAGAGTAATCAAGCGAATCACAGATACACGCGTGATTTTAGAGTGTGGTCGTGAGTTTATCATTAACGACAATCTCAAAATAGAGAAATTATAAGTTTAATCCGGTAGCCTTCGGGCTACCACAATATACACGATTATGAAAGTATATGTAGTACAAAAATTACACAACGATTGTGACTGTGAGAATTTCGGCATATTCTCAACAGAAGAAAAAGCAAAGTCTTTCATTGAAAATCACTACCCATGTGATTCTAATATGTTTGTGACAGAGGTTGAACTTGATAAACCAGTTTCTTTTTGATATGATAATAGCGATAGTTTTAATAGTAGTTTCGATAGTATTGTTTTTCTCTCTTAGATTTTTAATCAATGATACGAAGAGGAATTATAATACAATGGATGAAAACATCAAATCAATCGAAATCAAAATGGCAGAGTTATGTACGGTTGATGATTGCATTCAGCTTCAAAAAGAAATAGCTAATTGGCATGACAGTACAGACCAAACGTTAAAAAGCATTAGAGAAGAATATAAGAAAAGGTATTATATGATTCTTGGTATCAGGTATGCAATTGAAAATAAAATAGGACAATGAATAAGATAGAGAAATCAAAAGAAGATAGGCATTGTAGCATGTGCAAATACTACCAGTGCGTGAACTTCTTCATGTATTGCACAAAACTCCAACACCGTATCAAAGCATCAAGAAAGAACGGTTGTAAACACTTTGAAAGGTATGAATAAGAGAGAAGCAAAGATATTGGCATTAGAAGTGTTTGCCGATAGCGCAGATATACTAATAGAATCTGATAGAGTGTCTGATGCTATTCGTACAACTAAAGACTGTGATTTAATTAATATCGCATTTGACGAATTGGCAGAAAGCATGAGAAAGAGGGCTAATAAGTTGAAATCAAATAAAGATAAATAGTCATGAATGCAGATTTAGTTTTAATCATCAGCCCCGAAGCCCCACTAATGAAGCAACTGGGCAAAGTGTTGGGTAAGATGGTAACCTCTTATGACTTTTCTACCATAGAAAGAGGCGTGAAGTATGTCACGATACAGCATGATGAAACTGGGCTTGTTGTGGCTTACACGAGTGAAGAAAGATTGAATGTAAGACTTTAAATATTGATTAGAAATGAAAGGTAATTGTACATTAGAACTTGATGTAGATAGTGTGGCATTGAATAATGCAATGTCCAAAGCTGTCAGTGATGCTGTAAAAAGCCTTAATATTGAGCAGAAAGTAAATGCAGAAGTAACAAGAAGAATAGGCAAAAGCGTAAGCAAATCAATACAAGATGGTACATTTGTTAGGGCAGTTGCAAAGAATGTAGCCAAAGAATTTGATGTAAATGCCCTTGTACCCCTTCTTGATATTGAAGAGCTGAAAACTATGGTTGCAGAAAAAATCAGTCAGAAAATAATTAGTAAAATGGGGATTTAATCATGAGAAACGAAGATATAGAAGCGATGGCAGAAATCTTTCAAGAATATGGTATTTCTGCACCAACAGAAATAATTGAGAAAGTTGCAAGCGATTTTATCGACCATTTAGATGCAATGAGAGAAATGGCAATGACGCCCTTTATGAATAGTGGTGGTGAATCTGACTTTCAAAAGGTATTGAGATTAGAACGCGAATTAAGCCGAACAAAAGCTGAATTTGCGAGAATATCCAAAGAGAATCAAGTTTACCATGACAGCGTGATGCAAAGGCGAAACGCTTCTAAGGTTTGGATTGAAGATAACACAGTAAAATATAGCTTATGAACTCAATAAACGAAAACGGTTGCAGCGTATGCCAACCAGGTAAAGAGAATTACACCACCTACACAACAAAGTTAAGAGGCAAACGAGTGAGAATGTACCAGTACGACTACCGTACTGAAAGTGGTGAACTGTTTGCCTGTTGTGCACCTACTTTAGAGGCATGCAGAGAAAGACGTGACAAATGGCTAAGTTCACGACAATAAACCGATTGTCATAAATAACGATTGAAGATATTTCGTTATCTTTGGTTGTGTTAGTACCTTAGTGGTATAATCGCGGGTTAGAGCAGTGGTCAGCTCGTCACTTCGACTTGGTGAAGGTCAGCGGTTCGAGTCCGTTACCCGCAACTAATGAGTATTGATTTAAAAATTTGGCACGATTATGAATGTATTAACGCTTAGTATCAAGCAGAAGTATTTCGATGAAATATTGACTGGTAAAAAAACTCATGAGTACCGTGAGATTAGGCCAACTAATGCAAAGAAGTATATTACTTACCTGTGTGACGGTAAAGAATATCCGGCTGATGCAGAACTACCAGAAGAAGGAGAAGTTGAGTTAAAGCCTATCAAATATGATGCCATCAAACTTTTAACAGGCGCATATACGGGTAAACGTCCTTATATTATCATTGAAGTGAAAGCAGCAGAAGCCGTTATTCTCACAGATGAAAAAGGCAACGATATTGCTTATGAGTATCAAGGTGAAGAATATCTTGCTGCACAAATGGATTATACTTTGGGTAAGATATTAGAGAAACATATAGGTTGATTTGTTTAACTTTTAAAATTAGAAAGCTGAGTCGCAAGAAGAATTAACAGGGTTGCTGGTCCTCGCAGAAACATGAACGGCGCAGGGGCTGGAGGTCGATTGGTCGCCAATCGTAGAGGTACTGCAAGTACTACGCAGTTAGGTTCACGTAGGCAGCGTTACGCTGATTTGCGTGTTTCAATGGGATTAAACGGTGGCTAACCTATGAACAAGGTAGAACAAGCGAATCGATATATAGACCTCATTCGCGTAAAATCGAATGAGGCTTTGCTGTTTTTATCATTAGGTAAAGATTCGCTTGTTCTACTTGATTTGCTCTATCCGAAGTTTAACAGACTTGTTTGCGTGTTCATGTACTTCGTCAAAGACTTGGAGCACATCAACCGTTGGATAAACTGGACTAAAGCTAAATATCCGAATATTGAGTTTATCCAAGTGCCACACTGGAACTTGACATATATTCTTCGTGGTGGTATGTATTGTGTTCCAAATCCGAAAGTGAAATTGTTGAAGTTGGCTGATGTCGTAAAGGCTATGCAGTTCAAATACGGTATCTATTATACGTTTTTGGGCATGAAGAAAGCGGACGGAATGAATCGCAACTTAATGCTGAAAGGGTATGAGGCAAACGGTTATGAAAATAACGGTTTGTGCTATCCGCTCGCCGATTTTAGTCAGAAGGACATTCTTGCTTACATGAAGCAACATAACTTACCCAAGCCTGTCCGATATTCATTGAAAGCCAGCTCAGGTGTTGGATTTAACCTTGATTGTATGCTTTGGATGGAGAAGAATTACCCGCAAGATTTACAGAGAATTTACAGAGTTTTCCCGATGGCTGAAAGAGTGCTTTGGGAGTATCATAATCAACAAAATTAATAAGGAGAATTGCTGAGTCAGAAAAAGAAAGACAAGAGAACAGATATATGCTCAGGCAGAAAGATTGAGCGAAGCTAACTGGAGAAGAAAAAATACATGGAGTAGCAGTGCCGCAAGCAGGCGTGCAAAACAATCTCGTGATAATCTTATAGCAAGAGCCGAAAGGAATACTCTTCGGCAGAGAGGTTTCGGTCTAAGTAATGGCTAATATGGAATTATCAAAATACATAAAGAGTGAATCGGTGGAACTTAATCGTTCTGCCATTCACTTTGCGGATTATAATCCCCGAAAACTATCTGATGAATCACGTAAGACACTGAAACGTGGCATCAAGAAATTCGGATTGGTAGGTGGAATAGTTGTGAATAAGCGTACCGGGCTTACCGTAGTTAGCGGACATCAACGTTTGTCTGTCATGGATGAATTGCAGAAGTTCCCCGATAATGACTACCGTATTCGTGTCGATGTCATAGACGTGAACGAGCAGCAGGAAAAGGAATTAAATATTTTAATGAACAACCCTAATGCACAAGGTACATGGGATTTTGACGCTCTTGCTCGTATTGTTCCTGATATTGACTGGAAAGACGCAGGTTTGACCGATGCCGACCTGAACATGATTGGTGTTGACTATCTTTTGCAGACCGAAGAAGAAAGCTCTATTGCGGATGCTTTGTCTGATATGATGGCACCAGTAAACGAACAGAAAGAAGCTGATAAAGCCGCCAAACAGTTGGAACGTGCCGAAAAGGTCGCCCACATGAAAGAGGTCAAGCAACAGGTTAAGGAGAAAGCACAGAGGCAAGCCGAGAATATGGATGCTTATGTAATGCTTTCCTTCGATACCTATGAAGCAAAAGCAGCTTTCTGTGAACGTTTCGGCTATGAGCCGGACATGAAGTTCATAAAAGGAGAAGTGTTCGATGAACAAGTGGAACGGGTAGATTGATATGAGCAATAGTGAATCTCAAAATAGAAAAGGTAAGGGAGGGAGAAAGCCCAAGTTTGACTACACATGCGAGGACTTTCTTTCTCTCGTGGAATCGTATGCCAAAAAGGGATTCACAGACAAGGAAATCGCTCATGCCATTGGATTGTCACCGCAAAAATTTAGTGAGAAGAAAAGTAGATACAGTGAATTAAGTGATGTCCTTTCGCGTGCGCGTTGCGCTATTAATTCTCTTGTACGTGCTAAGTTTCTTGCTATGGCTTTGGGTGGCATAAAAACGAAGAATACTACAGTTCGGAAAATACGAGATAAGGATGGAAATCTAACAGGTGAAGAAGAAGTACAAGTTGTTGAAGGTGAATTGGCTCCCAATTTAAGTGCTCAAATGACCTGGTTGTACCATTACGATGAAGATTGGAGAAAAGTTGAACGTAAGCAGGATGAAGATGCCGACATCCCTACAGATATTGACCACGGTATCACTATTGATTCTTGGATTAAAGACAAGCTGAAATGATAGTACCCCAAGAAATATATCATCCATTATACACCGATACGGAAAAGTTCATTATTCTCATTACTGGTGGTCGTGGCTCCGGTAAGTCTTTCAATGCTTCTGCATTCATAGAGCGTCTTACTTTTGAAATGACTCCTGTAGAGAAGATAGTCCATCAGATCCTTTATACTCGCTATACGATGGTTTCCGCTGGAATGTCTATCATTCCGGAAATGATGGAGAAGATAGAACTTGACGGGACAACCAAATATT